GCCCGGCGCCTGCCGTGAGTGCGGCTCTGAATTCGACGCTGGCGCTCTCATCAAGGGAGGGCCTTATGGTTACCGCGGATACCTTGCTGACTGTTGCAGCGAGGTTGTTTCTGGGGAGGCGAAGTGACCGATAGCAGCAAAGCAGCCCGGCTCGAAGGTATCCGCGCTAAGCTGGCCGAGGGTCAATACTATGGGCTCGCCACCACGGATATTACTTGGCTAGGTGGGCAGCTCGAAGCAGCCTGGGATATTGAAGCTGAGGTAATCAAGCTCCGCGCCTGGCATGCGAACAACCTAGAGCTTATCGGCCAGCAAGCTGAGATTATACAAAGAGCGAACGCTGAGCTTGCAGAGATGAGTCAGGAAGTCGGCAAACAAGCTGAATTGCTCAGACAAGCGGGTGTGCTTCTTGATGAGTTGGAACGACAGAGCTACGGCCAAGGCCAATAACACCTCACTGAAAGAACTGCAAGCAAACCAATGATTATCACCGAACTTCGCGACTACCAAAATCAGGCCTCGACGTCCCTGCATAACGCATACGCCAAAGGCCTGCACCGGGCTGGCATACTATTGCCTACCGGGTGCGGTAAAACGGTGGTCATAGGTGATATCACATATAAGACACTGACCAGTGCACGCCACAGCAGTGTAAATATCTACCTACACCGGGACACCTTGGTTGGCCAGACAATTAAGAAGCTGCTTGAAGCAGGCATTGACCCCGATGATATCGGAGTGGTCAAAGCTAACCGGAATGAAGTGCATAAAAGATGCCGTGTGATCTCGGTTCACTCATTGCGCAACGCCGAACGGATGAAGCAGCTGCCCAAGCCGCAGCTCAATATCGTGGATGAAGCGCATGTGTCGGTGTCTCCTACCTACCGGCGCCTCTACGAGTACCTCGGAGACTCGGCCTACCTCGCAGGCTTCACAGCTACGTGGATGCGCTCAGACCGGCTGGGCCTAGGAGATGTCTGGGAAGAAGTGGTGTTTCGCCGCTCGATCAGTTGGGCTGTAGATCGGGGTTATCTCGTACGGCCCTACCCGTTGCAGCTTGGTGGTGACCTCGATATGTCGAAGGTGCGCACCTCGGCTGATGGCGACTACAACGATAGCGATCTTGGAGAGGTGGTGATGGTCGAAGATCTACTAGAAACCGTGATAAAGGCTTACCATCAGATCACGCCTGGGCTTTCCATGGCGCTATTTGCTCCTACCCAAGCTAGTGCTCGATTCTTCGCTAACGGTCTCATGAACCCGCCTCCGCACCTTGGCGTGCCTCCGGTGCCCGTTGCCGAGATCTTCGCTAACACCAAGGACCGAGACCGTAAATGGGCCTTCCATGGTTTCGAGACCGGCGCGATTAAAGTCTTAGTGTCCTGCTCTGCGCTGGCCGAGGGCTGGGATTCACCGAGGTGCGATGGGGTTTTCTCACTGCGGCGCACGAAATTTGCTGGGCGGTTTATCCAAGAAATGGGGCGTGCGCTGCGTCCGTGGACAAACGAGAAAACCGGCATTAAAAAAGAACGCGCTTGGATTATGGATTTTGTCGGCACACTGGACGAAAAAGATATGGCGGCCGCGGTTGATCTGTCGAAAACACCGGAGAAAGACGACGAAGATATACCGTTAGACCTGCTGGAGTGTGACGAGTGCGGAGAATTCCGGGTGCTTCGCTACGTCAAGCGGGTAGACCAGAGTCTGTGCACCGACTGCTTCAACAAGCTGGATCTCGATCCTGAGGGTCAGGAACACACCGCTAAGCGGATTGATGGCATTATTCAGGTCGATTTATTCGAGCGCACCTCGGCACGCTGGCTGAAGACTGATTTCGGCATGCCTTTCATCGCCACCAGCGATAAAAGCAAAAGTGGCAAAGCACGCATCTATTTTATTGCTCTCATCAATGGCCGGTACAACGTGGGGGTTACCGGATCAATAAAAAATTTTACAGGAGGTTATTGGATTTCCGAAAGTATCTCTTTGGCAGAGGCCCTGACAGTAGGCAGTGATGCAGCTCTAGAGGATGACCCCACAATTACTCACAAGAAAGCCGCATGGCGTCAGAATGGCCGATTCGCGACAGCTACCCAAGAACGGTTTGCACAAAATCTAGGGCTGGATGTAACGGGTATGACCATGGCCGACGCCTCGGACGCCATCACAATCAAACTTGCCAGCCGAACCCTCGGCATGGTGTATCGAGGTCTCTACCAGAGTGTAGAGGTATCAGTATGAAAACCGAAGAGGAGAAAGAATGCCTGACGAAACTGTGTCTATATCCGATGACATCGATGAGGCTGAGGCTTTACTGCTCGCAGCTGGCGGCATGTCTGAGAATGTCGAAGAAAGTACGAGCTTGTCTACCCGCGCCATTGGTCTACTACTACTGTACTTCGCGAAAGAGCAGCGCGACGCTGCCAAGAAGATCGAGGAGATTATTGTTCAGAAGACTGAAAGGCGACTAGCTGAGTTGGATGAATGGCTTAAAGTAGTTATGAGCGCGATGCCGGGAGGCAAGTGATGGATGACGAGTTTTTTACAGGAGTAGCGCCGGGCACAGTCGTTGAAGACGACGTACCGCGCGATGGGTTGCGCCGGTACCTGCTGCCGGACATCGGAGGCGATCCGAATATCACCAAGGGCCGGACGCGGGTTACCACCGTGGCCAGCACCATGGAGAACGGCTTTGGGCTCACCATCTGGCGACGCCGGACCGTGATCCGAGGCATGGGCCTACGGCCGGACCTCATGGCACGCGCCGGGGCTGCCGACCCGTTGGACCCTGGCTATGACAAGCTGCTTGACTCGATCGAAGCAGCTGCGTTCGAGGCAGGCGGAGGCAGCACCGGATCTAATCTAGGATCCGCTCAGCACCATGTGTTCGATCGGTACTTCGGCAAGGGTGAGAAGCTGGACACCATCGCTGAGTACTTCCACGCAGATATCCTCGCTGTCGAGCGTGAGCTAGCCGTAAAGGGAATCAAGCTGCTGCCCGGCTACAACGAGCGGGTAGTTTACTGCCGGATCTATGACCGCGGCGGCAAGATCGACGCTATTGCGGAGCTGGATGACGGTACTTTCGCTATCTTGGATTGGAAGACCGAGAAAGACCCGGTTGAGTACCCGGACGGCAAGACAATTCAGCTGGCTTATTACGGCAACGCTGATGGCGTCATGAATTACGAAACCCACCAGTATGAGGCGATGCCCCCGGTACGCCGGGATATTGCTCTCGTTGTGTGGTGCCGTCCGGGCTCCGGTGAAGCCAAGGTGCTGCGGGTGCCGATCGACCTCGGTTGGGTCGGTGCGCGAGTGGCCGAGGACAACCGGGCGTGGCGTCAGCAGAAAATCGTCATCAGTGAGTACTTTCCAGGTACCGGCATGGCCCCGGCGGTCGTGCCAGGGATCACCCCAGAAGGCCACGCGGCCGGTGTCCGGGCGCTAGCCCAGCCGAGATATGTCGAGCCCGCAGCTGCGGTTGCGAATGACCAAGCGTTGCACGGTGTGCAGGGACAGTCTTTTGGTCCTGATTGGCAGCCCCAAGACAACGGGCAGCCCGTGTATACCCGCGATGAGTTAGAGCGGATGGGGGTGGCCCCGACTACCGGGATCGCGGCGCAAGTCGGCCAGATCGTTGATCAGGCTCTCGCGTCCGGCCAGCAGCTCGGCCCTGAGCAGATGCAGCAGCTCAACACCCAGGCTGCTGCGGTCGTGTCTGGCAAGTGCGGCACATGCGGGTATGTGCACACCCCAGAGCAAGGCTGCCCGCCTCTTGAGTGGATTCAAGCTCAGAGCGTTCAGCAGGGGGTGCAGGTTCAGCAGCACCAGAACGGGCAGAACCAGCTGCCGCCGGGCGTTCCTCCTGGCACGGTCGGCCATGGCCCCGCCGGGCAACCAGCAACCTACCCCGGCTACGAGAACGCCGGACAGCCACCAGCAGGGGCACCGCCCGGCGCGCAGCCGCCTGCACCCAAGGGAGCGGGTAAGAACACCTCACCAGCCGAGTACATCAAGGAGCTGATTGACCGCTCTAGCGACGGTATCGACTCTGAGGCCTTCTACATGGAGATGAAGGAAGAGCTAGAAGCTCTCTCCAAGAAAGACCAGTTGCAGCCGATGCTGCGTCTCATCAGGCCAGGCATTGATGAAGCTTTGTTGCGGAAGCACCGCGGTCCGCTGGCTGATTTGCTCGTTGGCTTCGTCAAAGAGCAGCGGAATATGCGCACAGCGCACCCCGCCCCCTCGGCTCTTCTAGCCCAGCCAGAAGTACAAAACATGATGGCCGCTCAGCAACAATATGCCCAGAATGTGACAGCGGTTGTTGAGCAAGCATCCCAGCAGCCGACTGCCCCATGGGGCCAGCAAGCACCACCGCCTAATGATTTCGTTGACATGACGTACGAAGGCGTCATGCGCGCTATCAGTGAAGCTCCTGGGCCGGATCGACTCGGAGCTATCTATCAGCAGTGGAAAACCACTTATGGTCCGGCGCAGTGGACCGGAGCAATCCTCGATGCAGCTAACCAAAAGCTCGCATCATTCCAGATGTCACCAACGCATTAAATAGCGATAGGAGATCAATAAAATGACTCAAGCACCGTGGCAGCAAGCCCCGCAGCAGGGGGCACCACCTAACCAGGGCTGGCAGCAGGCCCCCCAGGGCTACGCCGGTCCGCAAGGCCCGCCTCAGGGCTGGCAGCAGGCTCCGCAGCAGGGGGCACCACCACCTCAGGGCTACGCCGGTCCGCAAGGCCCGCCAGCTCCGCCTCAAGGCGGCCAGCAATGGCAGCAGGCTCCGCAAGGGTCACCGCCCCCCGCTGGCCAGCAGCCGTGGCAGCAAACCCCCCAGGCACCTCCGCCTCAAACTGCCCCGCGGGACGAGGCCGGTGACGATGAATTCTTTACGGGCGGTGGCGGTGGCGCATATATGTCATTCGCCGATGATTCCTGCGTCGGCCATCCGCGCGGCGGGACAATCGTAGGTATCAACGAGCAGCAGCAGACCGACAAAGATTCAAAAGAACCGATGTTCTGGCCGAATAGTGACCGACCTATCATGATCAAGGTTGTCACTATTCAGACCAATGAGCGCAGGCCTGGTGATAACGAAGATCAGGGTTTGCGTTCGGTATGGCTGCCGCAGTCCAAAGATGTCACTAAGGCCGTTATTGAGGCCATGCGGCAGTCAACACCGAATGAGATGCGGCTCAAGCTGGGGGGCCAGCTGTGGATTACCCGCACAGGCTCTCGGCCGACCACTCAAAAAACCGGTGGCCGAGGTTTCCCCGCATTCACTTACTCAGCTCAGTACGTCCCTCCGCAGGAAAGTCCCAACGATGGATTCTTTGCGGGTGGCCAGCCGGGCAACGGGCAAGCCCCAGCTCAGGCAGGACCGCCAGCTCAGGCAGCGCAGACACCCTGGCAGCAGGGACCGGCCCCGCAGCAGGGCAATGCCTACGCGACGGCTAACGGGCAGCAGGGCTGGCAGCAGCCAGCTCCGCAGCAGGCGCCTCCTCAGGGCGGCTGGCAGCAGCCTGGCCCGCCTGCACCGCAGCAGGGACCTCCAGCAGCTACCGGTCAAGCCCCATGGTCTCAGCAGCCTGCACCGCAGCAGGCGCCTCCGCAGCAGCCCGCCAACGGCCAAGCCCCATGGCCTCAGCAGGGACAGTCTCAGGCGCCATCCAACGGGCAGGCCCCATGGGCTCAGCAACCCCCAGCAGGCTCGCCTGCGGGCACCTGGCAGCCCGCGGCGCCGGATCCGGCCAACCCCTGGGGTAACCAGCCCCAGCAACAGCAGTACCCGCCTCAAGGCCAGCAATACCCGCAGCAGTAATTAGCCGAGAGCGTAGCGCCGGGGCTTTCGGGCCTCGGCGCTGTTCGGATAGGAGCTGCTGTGATTGCCCCCAAATCCAAGATTTGCAAGGAGGCTGGCGAGGATGTCAGGCACCAAAAACGCCCGGCTCCGCATCCTGGGCCGAGGTGCGCAACGTGCTGGCGAATCGAGAAGAAGCGTCAGAAAGAGAATGCTCACCGAACTTATGTAGCAAAAACATATGGCGTGCCTAGAGATTTTTATGATCTATTGTACAACTATCAAGAAGGAAAATGCGCTCTATGTAAATGGGCTACCGGCGCTCGCAAACGACTAGCCAACGACCATGATCACAAATGCTGTCCCGGCCCTGTGATTTGCGGGGAATGCCTGCGAGGTCTTCTTTGTGGGTTCTGTAATGAAGTGATGGGCAGGTGGGGTGACAACCCTGATACGTTCTTGCGGGGCTTCCGGTATCTAATCGATCCACCAGCTAAGCAGCTAAGGAGGTTATTAAATGAACAAGCAGAGCGAGAAACAATTGCTGTTGAAGTTTAGGCCCTGGCTGCGTACGGTGGCGAACGGCATGTGTCGGAAATTCCCAGAACGGGCTGAAGATTTAGCGCAGGAGGGTTGGATAGCCCTGTGGCGCTCAATCGGGAATTTCCCAGGGGACACACCAGATGATGCTTGGCTCAAAGCTTGTGCCGTCAAGCGAATGTGCAGTTACGTGCGGGATTGGACGGCGCAGTGTCGCGATGTCCGGATCACCGACCTAGCCGGGGCGCCGGGCATGCGCGCGGTAGGCGATAAAGTAGACATCTGGGATGCGCTGCGAGTTGACCTCGGAGAGGTGGAGATGGCCTACCATCAAGGCGAGATCTCGGCAGCCCTCGCAGCTTTGCCACCTAAGCAACGGCTGTATGTATGGCTCAAGTACTGGAAGGGGTACACCGATACCGAGATGATAGCCATATTCGGTTACCGCCCCAGGAACCTCGGAGACTCGGCAAACAAGAAACTAGCTAAACAACTCGCACACCTAGGAGCTTAGAAATGATTGAAGAAGCGACACCCGATAGCCCTCCCACAGTACCTGAGAAGCACTATTGCTTTAACTGTCGCGGTGAGCGCACCGTGCGAACTAGGCCGGTCGGCCCTTTCGACTTCCACCAGTGCACGAGCTGTGGCCTCTGGATTCGGTGCCCAAAGTGCATGCATATCCGAGCGGTTGTAGACCACCAGTGCCCTAAAAAGAAAGAGGATAAGGCATGAAGACCAGAGCAGAGATGCTCCAAGAATGGAGTGATGCGTCTGGCGGAGATAACCTATCGTTGGAAGCCTGGGCTGATCTCCGTAAGAGCCTGCTCAATGAGGAGTGCAGAGAGCTGTGTGACGCTATCGATCATTTCGTAGCCACAGGCGACCCAAAACCAATGGCGAAAGAGTCGGCCGATGTAGAATATGTGGTCATCGGTGCGGCGCAGCGGCCTGGGATTGATCTGGAGGTTGCTTTTAAGGAGGTGCACAGCTCGAATATGAGTAAGTTCGGACCAAACGGAGAAGTGTATGAACGTGAGGACGGCAAGATACTCAAAGGGCCGAACTACCGGGAGGCCGACATGACCGCGGCTGTATCTGGCAGCGAAGATCTCCTAGGGAAGACAGAGACGGTGCTCGACTGGATCGAAGGTGCGCTGCGCTCGATACCGCCGGTTACTAAGGCGGTTCTTATTATCTTCCTCGCTTGTGCACTCAGCGCGCTGGCCATAAACTCAGGGTACCTACTTGCAGGTGGGCGGTAGTCACGGCAAGGCCTCCTCGGTCTCAGCTAAGCGATCGAGCACGCGCAACGCTTCCCCGATATGGTCGCCGTTCTTACCACAGGCCTGGGCCAGCCTGGCAGCATCCTTCTCAGAGCCACAGACCAGCACGACGAACGGCCGTGCTGCTAGGTCGGTGATGGCCGCTACCACCTCGGCCGCGCGTTTGAGCATCTCGTCTGTGGGAGGTATCCCGTTCAGCGGATCCAGCCGCCAAGCCATCGCCTCGGCCAGCGCCTGTGTTGCAATGTCGGCAATCTCAACATGATACTTAGGTTCATCCATCATATTCCAATCGCGAGAGTGGTAAAGGTCAGAATCAAGATAGCTACGATGAACACACCTACACCGATTTTGAATAGCTTATAAGCTGTCACATCCCCTCCGGTATTAGTAGCGCGTCGGCATGCAGCACTCTCGCGATAGCGATGGTGAGTCTTTCTAACGTGCTATGAGAAACCACCCAAGAAACGGGCAGATTGCGTAAAGTGTCTCTGGTTGACCAGCGGATTTTAGTCTCTCGTTCGAGCCGAGTCACCGCGCGTTCACCTCTGGGCACCACAACAAATGAAGTTCTGTGAAAATGGCGCCTCCCTTCGTTTTCTTCACGCCACCGGATGACAACAGCCGTATCGCTGTTTGTCGGACCTTTGAACGATTGTTTATCCCAGCTGTCCAGCAGTGCCCCCTGCACACCCCAGAGGCCTTCGTAATCTTCCCAGCGAACGTGCATCACTGGCGCATGGTGTGTAGACGAATGCTTAGAGCGCGGGTGTGTGCCTTCGCAGATCATTCCATCGGATAGGGCGCCTTGATTTCGTATTATGCCCGCCTGAACGAGTTTATCCAGTTGAGCATAATAGGACGAGCGAGCTATCTCTAGCTTTTTTGCCCGCTCGGTTTCGGTCATATCCGTGCACAGCAGATCAATCAGTACCTGCTGGTCAACCGATGATTGCCGTGCCACGATCCTCCTTAGCTCCGTTGGAGTTGCATAGTTGCAACTGGTACCCTGACAGCTTACTCAGTGTCCGAGTGCGAGGGAGGCTAGCATGCCACAGTTTGACCCCCAGACCGCCAGCATCGTTGCAGGCCTTTGCGCAGCTCAGAGATGCCGCCAACGCCCGGATGACCCATACCCCAGCGATGTGGACGACGACACCGAGTGTCTCGAATGGCCTGGGCACGAACTGTGCGAGATTGATCACCGATCAGCGAACGGGACAACTTGGTAATGGCGAAGACCGCAAAACAGGCCGCACCGCCTCCTCCTACGGGATTCACGGGTGAGGTGCCGCGAACCCCGGTAGGCCAACGGGTCAGCGATCACATCCGGAAGCGCCGGGCTGAACGTCGGGCTAGGCCGAGGGTTCCGCTGGTCGTTGTGCACAACACCCCATCTGCGCCGAAGCGCCGCCGGTCTACCCGCATCAGCCGCGGATCCGGGCTCTTGGGTTCGGGCTCTCGGCCGACCGCGCGCCGGGCTCGTCGCAGGCCACCGCGCCGGGGCATGCTGTTTGCCATCTTCTCGGTAGCCGTGGCCAGCGTCGTACTCACCGCGGCCGTGGTGGAATTCGCCAGCTGGACTACCGCCACGGTGGCCTTCGCAGCAGCCGAGGGGGTTTCCGCCGGTACCGCGTGGTTCTTCGGTGACCCCAACCCACCGGCTAAACCGCCTCCTACGCCACGCAAGCCGCGGGCCGCTGGTAATCCCCCACCCAAGAGCGGAGGGAACCGTTGTGGGGCTCCTACAGAGGACGGCAGCGCCTGCAACAACCCCGTAGCTACCGCCGGAGAGAAGTGCTGGCGCCACCCTGGGGGAGCACCGGCTAGCGGCACCGCCGGTCCTAAGCCCAAGGCTGGCCCGAAGCCCAAGCCCACGGGGCCGAAGAAGACCCGCAAGGCCGCTCCGCCACCTGTAACGCCTACGCCGTGACGCGCGATACTAGGGGCATGACCACCCTACTAAAAACCCTCGCCACCTCGGCC